CGTATGTTTCTATTGTACAGATACCGTTAGCGTGTAATACTTTAATGTCGTAATCTTCAACAGCTACAAAGTCTGTTACTCTATCTCTCTCCCATCTCTGAGTTCTGATAGTAGGATTTGATTTTACACAAATACCAAATGACTCTTCACCATTTCCATTAACACCTAAAAGTATTGCCTTAGCCTTACTGGAGCCTGGAGCAATTTGTGTAGTGGAGAATATGTCAACACCAACAGCGTGACCAAGCATACCATTTAAGATTACTTCTCTTCCACCAAATGCGTAAGCTGCCTTATAATCAGAAAGCTTCATTAATGATGCTTCTTGTTCAACAGCAACAATCAAAGCCTTTGGAGTATACTTATCTTTCTTTAATTCCTTCTTAGCATTGATTATATCATCAGTATCTAATGTATCAGATGAAGCTATAGCAGATGAGTCTACACCATTAGCAACTATACTATTACCAGCACTTGCTTGTAAAAGAGCTACAGCTAATGCGTCTTTCTTAACAGCCATTCTATACCCTAATTTCTTAGTTATATTAGACATTAAGTCAACGAAGGAACGTCTAGCTTCCTTATCAGTTACTTGATAAGCTGCACCATACTCACTAGGAGTGAATGTAATTTGAGTAAATGATAAAGTATCTATAGGTACAATAACAGATTCTGTTAATGCACTAGCAGCAGTTGGTTCAGCATCAATTGTTACATTTAATGTTTCACCAGGAGCATTCAATAAATCATTGTATACTCTTGCAAATTGCATTGTTACTAAATTAGCCTTTTCATGGTCTAATAATGTTCTATTCCATATATCTGGGTTAACGTAAGCAGCACTAGTATTACCTTGTAATTGGAATGCTGACGAATCGAAACCTATACTATTTTTAATAAATTCGTATCTATCCATTTGTTTTTCCTCTTATATTTTCCCAAATTNTTCGGGAACATTTCGATGTCTTTTTAGAAATTCAATTCTACTATTCTCTTCAATCACGTCTAAAATCTTTTCATCTTTAAGATTAAAACCAGAACTTGCTGGCTTGTTGAAAGGATTATCGTTAGTTGTAATAGATTGACGTTGATTCTTTAACTCTTCAATCTGTTTATTAAATTCTTCTCTTAACAATTTTTCTCTATCTTCTTGAGATTTCTTAAGAGTCTCTACATCAGATAACAATTTCTTATTTTGTTCATCTAAATCTTTTTGTCGTTGTTCAGCAGCTATCTTTTCACGAACTTCTCGTTCAATCTTCTGCTTCTCAGATTGCTTCTGAGATTCTACTTCAGCATTTAATGCTTCTAATTCTTTACTACTTATCTTTATATCATCTGTCATGTCAATTACCTCATCTATCAACTACTTTGCTCCAATCACTCGGAAAGTGAGCTACAGTAATATTTGTATCTACAAAAATTGGAATCTTATCGTTGTGAAGATTCATAAAAAAATATACGTCTGAATGTTTATTATCAAACCTTTTATCAGTCCAAAACTTGTACTTCTCTAGAATCCATCTAGCAATAAGTGTACATCCTAAACCTACTCCATGAATTTGTTGTAATCCAGTATTTAATATTTTTGGCAATTCATTAGGATGAACTAATCTAGTACCATTCAAACCACTATCTTTCTTATCCTCAACGAATAAGCAGGCAGGATGTGGCTTTTCAGGACCCCAATCACCAAGATAATAAATAACTCCAACAACAGGTTTACTATATAATAATAAACTCCACAATATCTCCTTAGGAGGGAGTAAATCTGATTCTACACTTAACCAATAATCATACCCTTCTACTAATACTTTTTCCCTAATATAATTTTGTGCATTACTTAATGCTTCCCTAGAATTATTACCTCTAGAAACGTGAACAACATTATATCCTCTCTTCTTTAAACTATTAGCATAAGTATTAGTATGACTATTATCTACTATTAAATAATCAAAATTAGGATAATCTATATTCTTGATATTTTCAACCCATTGGTCAATAATATAATCTTTACCCTTATACGTTGGACAAGCTACTAATATTTTAGGAAACTTCATCGTCTACCAGGAATATGAACTAATTCTATACTATACTTCTTATTCCAATAGATTAATCCCTTCTTAATATTATCTTGCCAATCACTTCTAGGTCTAATACTAGAATCTTTAATCGCATCATCTTGCTCCTGTAATAACATTTTGCTATTAGGAATATCTGCGAATTCCCAAAACTGAGTAGTTAATTCAGCTTTAGATGCTCTATAAGTATAATCAACATGTTCCCAAGCATTATGATAATTTAAATCAAAATATCCAATGGTATCAATTAATTTACGAGTATAAAGAGTGAATGCTCCAACAATTTCTGGATAACATTCAACAATGAAACCATTTAATGTTACAAGATTTACTTGCCTATTAACATTAGCTGGACCATGATGAGCAAAATTAAAGTGTTGTAAACCAGTTATTTTAGAAGCCATAATATACTTCTCAAAAACATCCTTATTAACAACATTAATATCATCTTCAAGAGTGAAGATATATTCGCAACCAGAATCATATAAATGTTTTAGTACACAATTCTTACTAAAACCCACACCTTGATTAAACTTGTTACGTATAACAATAACTTTATCGTTCATTAATTGTTCAAAAAATAAGTCGTACTTATCCTTATCTTTATTAGAACAATCTTCAACAATAACTATCTTATCAACCTTCTCAGCATTTGCTATAAGATTAATATAACATTCCTTAAACCTATCAAATCTTTGATAAGTAATTATACCTACGCCTATCAACTTATTGTCAATCATGTCAAAACCTCTAAATAGTTTATATTGAGTCTATCTTTGCACTCTTAATAATAGGATTCTTAGTGAAAGTGAAACCAACAATTTTACCGCCAGTAAATTTGTTACCTTCTCTCTTAGCTAAAGCTTCTAAACTTAGATTCTGATAAAATTCTGCATACTTATGATAACGCTTATCGAGTTTAGCACTAATAAATAATTTACCATTCTCATACTTAGCCTTAATATCTTTAAGTAATCCTTTACGCTTAGATATTTCTTTAGCGAATAATTCTGGACTATGAGAATACTCTTTTAATACTGCATCAAATTCTTGATGTTCAATATCTGGAAGAGTTAAACCATTAAGATTTATTTGTGATTCGAAATCTTTTAAACATTCTTCAGAATAAGATATATCCATTAATGTACCATCTTTACCAGTCCAATTCTCAGTACTAGAAAGAGTAGCATTCATAATAAATTCTCCATTATCTGAATTAGTAATAAATTCTATATTAGCAGGTTCTAATTGGAAAGACAATATTTCTACACTAATAAAATCTTTAGAATTACCAATATAAGAGTCTCCAGTCTGAACTAATCTACTCTTAAGCCAAGCATTAGCAATAGGTAAAGCATTATCTTCACCATATAATCTAATAGCTTCAATATAAACTTTATTAAAAGCTTTCTGAACTATTTCCGGAATATTTTGTAAATTAGCCATTTATATTACCCAATTATTATCTGGACGAGCAATTCCATCCCAACTATTTCTAACTATTTGGTCTTGTCTAGTTGTAGGTGTAGCATAAGATTTATTAGGAGCATCAGATGCCTTTCTCTGTCTACTAGGAGCAGTATCATCTTGCTTTTGAACACCATTAGGTGTTTGTGCCATTAATGGATTAAATATATCCATTGTATTAAATTGTAATCCTTGACTAGATAACCATTCAGCAATTATCTCATCCTTAAATTGTGATTGCTTCATCATAGTAACAATCTTGAAAACCCTTTCTTCATTAATATAATCAATTATACCAAACTCGAATGATACTTTATCGAAACCCATCTTAGGAAATAATTCGTAAGTACAATCTTCTTCTAATAATTCTTGAACAGCATAAATAGCACTATACATTGCACCAAATGCTTCTGTAGAATTAGAACGTCCAGACTGGTCCATTTTACCAACAGCTAATGGAGGAACCTGCATTAGAGATAATATTTGTCCATCACACCAATCTAATAATTCTAATAATGATTTACCATCATCAGCAAATTTACGTAGAATCTGATAATCTAATTCACCTTCTAAAATTAATGGTTTATCAGGATTATCACTAGATGCCTTATAGTATGATAAGAAGTCTTTAATACTCTTATCAGAAGCATTCTTAATATTAAATATACCTTTTAATTGATTAGTTTTAAAGAACCAGTATAACCAATTTCTAACTTTCTCTTTAAGAAGTACTGTTTCATATATTGCTCTTACATCAAACTCTGCCCAAACATTATTACGAATATCATTAAGAGCAAAGTGCCAGACTTGGTCCGGAGTCCATGTAGGAGTTATAGTTGTAGAAGACGTAACATTTTTTTGTTTATAACCTTTAATGTCACCATTCATTTCAGTTATAATCTCAACATTAGCAGGGTCTAAGACATTTAAGTCAGTAACCTTACCATCTGCTTTAACTACTTCTATGAAGGCATTATTGTATAAGTAAGCGTGAAAAAGTATTTTACGTAATACTCTATTAAATCGTAATTCAGATAATTTAACTTCTAACTCTTTCTTTCTAGACTTACCATCTTTAGCTATAATTCTCCAACCAGATTCAATAGTCTTATCAACCTTCTTAATTAAGGCAGCTTTAACTACAGGGTCATTCTGAATTATTTTGAAAGCAGTAGCTGGTTCAAAATCTGGAAAAGGAATAATATTATCTTTACCATACGCAATGAATGGTTCAGAATAGAAGTCAGTTAATAATTGTTTACTGTTTGCATTAGCAACAGGTACAAGTTCTGTAGAATTAGTTTGTTTTAATTGTTCGTCCATATTAATCAAATAGATTTTCCATATTACAAGTATAACCCATTATTAACTGTACTTGTAAGAGATGGATGTAAGTTCTTTACTGGGAAACATTATTACGCGTGAATAAAGATTTATGTAAATCACTGAAAAGGGACAAACCCTTATAATACTATACTTACTGTTGAATAGTTTATAAACTTTACTCTTTTTTATGGTTAGAATTAAGAAAAGACACCCAAAAGACATCTAAACGGTCCAAATTATCCAAATAAAATCTTGGATTAGCAATAACTCTATCTAAAACATTATAATAATATTCTTTCTCTAAAACCTTTGC